CTAGGCTTCTGTGCTTTCGCCATTCATTTTCCCGTCAGTCGGCCGATATGTGAGGCGCTTGCCGACGACGCCCTTGAGCGCCTTAACGGCGCGCTGCTTGTCGTCGATTTCGCGTCCGATGCGATTGTTATACCTGAAATCGAACTCGGCGACATAGCGATGCAGGTGCTGTTCACCGCAGTGCTGATAGACGCCCTTCATCCCACGCTTGAACACCGAGTAGTAGTTTTCGAGCGTGTTGGTGTGGGCTTCGTCGCGAACGTATTCGCCCTTCTTATGACGCACCACTTCGTGGGCGTACTCCTCATGCAGATGGCGATACTGGCCAGCGTCATCGGTCATGATGCGTGCCTCTTTGGCGACGTTCTCGCGAACGATCGGCATGATCGACGCGGCATCGGCCTTATCGACATGGAAGCTGCGAATATCGCCGCCTCGCTCTACGAGCGAAAGCACGGCCTGCTTGTGCGCGACACCCGCTTTGACCGGGCGACCCTTCTTGCGCCCGATGAAGGTCTCGTCGGCCTCGACGATGCCGGAGCTGCCCGAGCCCCCCATAGGGACATCGAGGCCGCCAGCGCGCATCGCTTCACGGATTCGATGGCTCATGAACCAAGCCGACTTGAGTGTGATGCCAAGTGTGCGGTGAAGCTGATTGGAGCTGATGCCCTTCTTACTGGATGCGATCAGGTGGAACGCCTGCAGCCAGATGCGCAGCGGAATATGGCTGTCCTCGAAGATCGTACCGACCTTGACTGTGAAGGGCTTGCGGCACGCATAGCACTTGTAGGTGCCAATGCGAGTGCTCTTGCCGCCCATCTTGGAGACACGCTTTTGCTCGCCGCACTTGGGGCAAGTGGCGCCGTGTGGCCAAACGTGAGCCTCAACCCAAGCGTAGGCGGCTTCCTCGTTGTGAAAGTGGGGCTCGGATAGAATGGACATGGCGGCGATCTCCCTGTGTTTTCAATATAGGAGATCGGAGTGGGTACGTCAAGTATAATATCGCCATTATTTTTGGGCTATCCCGAAGTGTGGCGTGGTGCACCCGCCGCCTCGACGCGCATTGCGCTTCTGCGCCACGCGCGATCATGTCCCGCTCACCTGCGGGAGCCTGCGCCGCCTACTGTGACTGCCTGCGCTCGATCCCGCGGCAGATCGGCCCAGGTGGCCGGAAGTTCTTCGCTGCGGTTGAATTGTTTGAGGTAGATGTTTGCCCTTCGGCGATCGACCTGTTACAAGGCCGGCGGCTTGCGGGGCGCACATCGCTCTGCTGCCCGCGCTCCCTTCGTCTATCGGTTAGGACGTCAGATTTTCAATCTGAAAAGACGGGTTCGACTCCCGTAGGGAGCGCCACACTTTCTCGAATGATTTCCGCTAGTTAGCCCCGATCTGCCAGGGTCGGGCCATTTGTCCATTTGGTCAGTTTTGGCCAGTTTTTGTCCAGCCATTTGTCCAGTTTACTCTGCTTACTGCAGATTCAGATCTTCAATTTGGAGGACCAAACTGAACATGGACAGCGATGACGTGGCCGCTGACCTTCTCGGCCATGGCCTTGGCGTCTCGCTTACGAGCCCACACTCGCGCGGTGCGAGGAGGTCCCCACTTGACGTGTGACTTGGCGCCGTTGAAGCGACGATGGCTCAGGTACTCATCGCCATGGTCGTTCTGGACGGCGTAGCGAATGACGACGGTCACGCACTTGCCTTCTTGAGGGAGGCGATGAGGTCGTCGACCGCCCGGGTCGCGTTGCCCTCATTCGCGCGGTTGTTCTCGATCGCCGTGAGGATGCGAGCCTTGATCTCGGCCGACGTCGGGCGGGGTGCACCAGTGTCAACCGCCAGCTTCACGGCCTTGGCCATCACGATCATCATCGTGAGTTCGGCGAGGCTTGCGAGGAACGCTTCCGTCTCTTCACGGATGAAGAGCAGGATCTCCTCGTCGGTCATGTCGCTCGGGTTCTTCGCCCACTTCATGTTCATGCCGAGGGTGAGGACTGAGCCAGGGATACCGTCGCGGATCAGTGTACCGGCCGCGATCAGAAGCTGGATGTGCTCTTCGGTCACGCGGGGCTTGGACGTGTTCATCATGGTGGTGTGCTCCGTTGGTGGTGGTTCGGTAGGTGCAGTCAGATCGTCGAAGAGCGCCCAGAGGCCGAGGCCCAGGACGATCAGAACGACCAGTTCAAGGAAGAGGGTCACTTCTTGGTGCAGACGGCGTAGGTCTTGTCGCCGTACACCGCGAACTTCGAGTCCATCACGCGCGACACGGCGGCCTTAGCTGCCTCGCAGGACTCGCGGGAGTGATACTCGGCCGCACTCATGGCGGCGCGGCCATCAGATCCCCAGTACATGATCCAGAGGATGAAGAGGGCTTGGCTCATTCGAGAGGCTCCAGAAACAAAAAAGGCCCCCAGGTTTCCCTGAGGGCCGAGTTGGCGGGCCGTTACCCCCGCTATGGAGCAAGTGCGATCGCCGAAGCGACCGACTCACACGGAACTGTTAGGCCACCTTTGACGGTGCCTGATCGTCATTCGCCACGACCCGCTTAGGCTGCTCCAGCCCAGCGGTCATGTGCACGAGGTTCGCTGCATTGATGTGCGCGTACTTCCGAGTCGTGGCAATGGTCTTGTGCCCCATCCATTGCTGGACGTGGAAGACCTCGTACCCGGCCAAGATCAGTCGCGTGCAGCAGGTGTGACGGAAGGTATGCGGTACGCATTCCTTGTCCATCCACGGCAGCTTCTTCTTGGCCAGGAGCCACGCATCGCGAAGAGCGTGCATCCCGCAGCCAGGACCATAGAACGGCCCTGCTAGGTGACCATGGGTCGCCTGACGCCGATCGAGGATGCTCTTCGCCCTCTCGGTCAGCGGCACGACGCGCTCAAGGTCTGTCTTGGTCTTCACGAACTCGAGCCACCGCTCTTTGACCTCAGGCCACTTGATGCGGCGCACCTCTTCGAGGCGTCCGCCCGTGTCGCAGAGGACCATCAGCAGGTCGAGGATCTCGTCATAGCCGGTGTTGCGTAGTGCCCGGTATATGGCGCCCTCTTCCTCGTGCGTGAAGTAGCGGATACGGCCCTTCGTCTCTTTGCGCCAAGGGAGGTTTACATCCTCAGCGAGCTTGTGGCGTTTCGCTACCTTCAGCAAGACACTGATAGCTGACAGGTATCTGTTCACGGTTTTCGGTGACAGGCCCTGCTTGTGCTGTAGCTGGATCGTGTAGGCGTCGATGCTGGCAGGGGTTAAGCCCTGCTTGGGCATCTTGGTCGACCCTACCCATTCGGTGAAGCGGCGAGCGTTGTCACGCAGGATGCGCGACTTGTCTGGCCACTCCGTCTTACAGGCATGGTCATACAGGTCGAGCATCGTCTTGATGTCCGAAGACTTCTCGACGGTGGTTGCTCGCTCTGGTGGTGCTTCTCCGCTCACTGCGGCGTGCTCCAGCTCTAGGTCGTGAGCCTTCGCTTCCTCGAACGTCGTGAACGAGGCCGTATAGGGCTTGCCGTCGATCATCCGCCTGACGCGGTATCGGCGACCGCGTTGGTCAATCGCCATGTCACGCCTTCCTTGTCAGATCCTCATGGATTGTCTCGATCAGCCTTTGCCCCTTGGGCGTGAGCCCGAGGATGCGCGACCGCCGATCGTTCGGATCGACGGTGATCGAAACGAGCTTCAGCGGCTCTGTACCGCGCGAGCCAAACGGTCCCAGGATGGCCAGGACACGCGAGGCGACGCCGTCAGAGACACCCAGCAGGCCCCAGAGCTGCCTCTGAGTGATGCCGGGGTTTGCAGCTACCTGCAGCAGAAACATCATCTGCAGCAGACTCATATCGGAGTGGACGTCATTGAAACGAGACAGGGCCTTGGACAGCCTAACGGCCGTGGATTGCTCTGGTTTTATGGACATGGGTGTCATCCCTTAAATGAAAGGTGATCAACCCTGTATGACAGCTACTAGCGAAAGACAAGCATCCAGACGATGTCGGAAGTCAGAATCCAGCCACCCTGTTGCGCAGTAGGCAAGCGAAAGGCCCTAGCGAGAGCTAAGGCCTCGTCATGCCAGGATGCGAACGATTGCGGGTCGTCCGGGTCTAACATTACGTCCAACGTCGACGGCTCGTGCTCACGCAAGAAGGTGCGCGCGTCAAGCAGGTCGCTCACTGGTTCAACATAGTGCCGTAGCGGCATCGAGTAGTCCCCCTCAAAGAATTGCCGTGCCTTCGGTGCGGTTCTCACATCGCACCGCTCCACCTCCGTGGGCATCCATCCACTGTGAAGCATGGCATATCATGCCGTTGCAACCACAATGTTGCCGCCGTGATGCCCACGGAGGGTCACCAATGTGCTACCGTCTTGTGCCGCCTACGCAGCCTTGTAGTGCTGCACGTACTGGCCCTTCACCTGAGAGTTGAAGAACTTACCGGGTGAAGACGCCGAAACGAAGCGGTCAAAGATGGCCTTCGGAACGCCCTGATACTCGAACGTAGAACCATTCCGAAATGTGACGTGCAAGTGGCTAGAACGCCACGCTATCGCACGGATCAGGGATGACTCCCCGTCCTCGAAGTAGTGCGAGAAACGCGGCTGCACCTTGCGCTTGAACTCCTCGCGACTGGCAGTGGCCTTCGATCGGAAGTGGCTGACCTCCTCAATGAGGGCTTCGTGCACGGTCGACCAGTAGCCTTCACCGCGCTTAGACTCGTGCCACGAGAAACCACGGACGAGCTTAGCCGATGATGTCTCGGCATCCTTCGCGTAGGTGTCCCAACGTGTGGCGCCAGTCCTGCGGTGATCCTCAGGGTTCAGCGCTGCGTACTCGATCTTGGTCATGGTCATGTGCTTGCTCCTAGCATCGGCTCAAATGGCCAAACGAAAAGGGACCGGCCGCGAAGCCGATCCCCTTCCAATTCACGCGGCAGGCGGTGCTGCCGTCCGATTGTCGTTCCGTGCCACGAGCTTAAGACGCGGCGAGGGCTTGGCTTTCGCCTTGCTCTTGCGGCGCTTGCGCTGGGCAGTGCGCGTTTGGGTCATAATGTCCGGCCCCTGCGGCGCAAACGTACCGAAGGCCGTCCATGTGCCCACAAGCCCGACCAAGAACAGCGCCACAGGCAGCAGCCAGAGCGGCATCTTGTAGGGGCTTTCCGCCTTGGCCAGCGCCTCAGCCTTCAGCAGCGCAGTCTCAGCCTTGGTTAGGGCCGCTTCTGCATCTGTCTCGGCAGTGATGCGCTTGCGGAACTCGGGGCCGCCTTGTTGCTTCCAGGCTCGCGCCTCAGAGGCAGCCTTAGCTGCATCCTTGAACGTGACCTTGGCAGCATCTCGCGACTCGAGTGCTCGCTCAGCTTGGCGCCGGTAGGCTGATCGCTCAGCCTCAGCACCAGCCTTGCCTAAGTGGATCCGCTCGGCCGTCGCGAAGTAGACGACAGCCGCGCACGGAACGATCATCAGGAACCACGCGAGGCCCTTCCGCTTCATGTCGCGGCACCAGTAGAACTCGCCTAGGGCGAAGCTTACAGCCGCTACGAATGCGAGCAGGGGACCGGCAACCACGAAGTAGGACACGCGGCCTTCAAGGCCGTACGTCCACTCAGCAGTGCCCCAGATGTCGAGAGCGGTACAGGCAAAGCCTATCGCCCCCGCGACACCAGCCGCGAAGTAGTTCGGATTAATCATGACTTGCTCCTGATTTTGTTGTGGCTCAAATGGCCAAACGCGAGGCAATGCCAAGTGACACGGCCTCGCAATAGACAGGTAATCAGGCAGCCTTCCGGTAACACTTGCCCACAGCGTGGACTAGGTGATCAGGCTCGCCCTTGTCAGCAATCGACAGGATGCGATTGGTGCCGCGCTCCAGGCTCAGCACGATCGTTCCCCGGATGACGCTACGCGCGATGTGCACAAAGACTGTGTGCTCAGCGGTGCCATAGGCAAAACCATGGTCCACTGCAGCAGCCTCAGGCCCATCGAATACGTCACCCATCGACAGGCTTTCGACCCACTCTGTAGCCAGTTCGCCAAGCGAGCCCAACGTGTGGACGGCGCCAGCGCGAGCGAGCAGAACAGGGTGCGGGATCATCGGCATGTGACTTGCTCCGTTTGGGTTGTGGCAAAGTGCCAAAGGGGCGAGCCGTGAGGCCCGCCTAACAGTCACAGTTTGAAGTGTCGACAGAGGTTGCGAGCGTTGGCGTGATGCTCCAGCAATGCGAGGTACATTGCGTGGCGCGGGCCTCGATACTTGAGGCCTCGCCTACACTCGCGCTTGATCTTGCGGTTAGCCGCTTTGATCACTTCACGATTGGTTGCCCACACGGGAACGCGCAGACGTTGGTATGTGCCGAACATGATCAGGCCCCCATCTGCGTCGTGGTCGAGACCTTGACCGTGCCGCGCCAACCGGCCAGCAATCGGCCAGCGGTAACGGCAGCCTTGCGCGTTGGGTAATGGCCGATCGTTGTCCGAAGGCCGTCCGCGTCGACGTTGTAGAGCTTCCAGCGGATGGCGCCGCAGTAGCTCTCACGTTGCACGAGATACGTTCTCGCGTTCGAGCGGTTGACCGCTGCACAAGCCTCAGCGCAATCGTTGTCGGATTGGTTTTTGTAACCGTAGCTCATTGTGACTTGCTCCGCTGTTGTGGCTCAAATGGCCAAAGGGGCGAGCCGTGAGGCCCGCCTAATGGTCAGTCTTTCGTGAGAGCGTGCTTGTGTGGCGCCTTAAGGTAGCGCTCGACAGCGTCCGGCTTGATCGGGCCTAGGCTTACGATCACGTTGGTGTCGCACTCGGTCATGATCGGCTTTTGCAGGTGCGACAGGTAGCCGGTCACGAACATGCGAGGCAGGTATTCGCCCTTGAACCCTGCAGCCTCAGCCTCAGGGATCGCGCCGCGAAACTTGTCGCCAACCTTCATGGCCAACGCAAAGTCACGTCCGCACTGCCATGCGTGAAACAGGGCAGTGATGATGTGTGCGCTATGGGCCTCGACAGGCTCAGTCATGTGCTTGCTCCAATGGTTTTCGTTGTGGCTCAAATGGCCAAAGGGGCGAGCCGTGAGGCCCGCCTAATGGTCGTTAGCGGATGGCTTTGTCCGCCATGGCCGACGCAACCGCGTAGATCGCAGCGCTTAGAACGGTGCGGCCTTCCTTCAACTTGCCTTCGTAGATCGTGGCGAGCTGGCGACCGCGCTCATAGCCGAAGAAGCACGTCTTGCGGCCCTCGCGCCGCGCCGTGACGCGGTCGACGTAGTCATAGTCAAACGGCCTACCTTTGCGCTTGTCCGCGAAGCCTTTAACGAAGGCCTTTTGGTTCAGCAGGAAGCGCCAAGTGACTTCCCTAGTGGTGACGTTACCCATGGGACTTGCTCCGTTGTTGGTTGTGGCTCAAATGGCCTAACGCGAGAGAACGCCTAGTGGCATTCCCTCGCAATCGACAGGTATTAGTGCAACGGATAGGACACATTGCCCACGTCGAGCGACCAACACGCGCGGCAGTCGCCGCACGAATTGCCCTGCTTTGACGCGGGGCAAGCATGGCCTACGTTGTCCGTTCCCTTGCGATGAACGGTCGACGTGTTCGCGTGGCCAGCGATCGGCTTGTCGCCAATCATGGTCGCCGAGACTCGCACGACAAGGTTGTTCGGCAGCGCGCCGAAGGCCTTGACGTAGTCGCGGACAATCTTGGCCTCGCGCGTTGGCAGCCAATGGCGAATGGCAGGTGTCAGCTCACACGTAAGGGCGATTGCCCTAAGCATGTCGACGGACTGCAGGTCGCCACTGTCAAACCAGCGATGGAAAGGCTGACCAGACTTCGCAGATGCGCGAGTGATCTGGAAAGCCATGGCCTTAGCCCATGCCTCAGGCTTGGAAGCAATCAAGGCCGTAGCCTTGAAATAGTTCGCTTCCCATCCCTGGTCTACCGATGGCCGAAGCTTCTGCAGTTTGAGTGCATAGCATCGGCTGCAAGTAGAGCCCGCAACCTGCGCCAGCTTGCCGCCCACGTTGCAGCGCTTAGCGCTGATCGCGAACGTGCTTCCCGGCATCTTGCCATTGCCAAGCGATACCTTGCCAGCATCGGCGATTGCAGCCTTCAATGTCATCGTCATGTGACTTGCTCCAGTGTTTTCGGCCGCGTTGTGCGGTCCGTGGCTCAAATGGCCTAATAGCTAAGGCCTGTATTGCTACAGGCCATAGCCAATGACAGGTATCAGTCGAAAGCTACCCAGTCCGCGCCATCGTCGTCGACTACGTGCCTTGCAGCGCTGTAGCCGCCGCCGTGCTCATCCTCACGATTGTCCACGAACCGGGCGAGGAATACGCCTAGTGCGAGGATGAGGAAGCCCGACGCGATAGCGATGAGTGGTCCAGTCATGTACTTGCTCCGTTGTTATGGCCGTTGAAAATGGCCTAAGAGGCGGCGTTAAGAGCCGCCCAATGAGTGCAGGTAACAGGCAGTAAGAAAGGGCGAGATAGATGAGCCTGACAGCTAATGTCGCGCAGACGGCAGGCAGCCACCGTCACTTCGGCTCTAAGTCTCGCGGGCCACGGTGCGCATCTCACCGCATGGGCTCCAGGGTCACTTATGCCCCTTCATCGCCTTCCCTACTCAGAAGCCGGGCCGTTGTTGTTGGCCGTGCCGCTGATCTGATTTGATAGTCTCATATCCGACAGCCCATGTCAACTGGCATGGATCGGCTTGGACAAAAAACACCATGGCGCTCGCTGGAGCGCTAAAGCTTCGCGCGTGCGCGTGTGCGGTATCGCGCGAGGGCCTGAATGGGCCGGTTTCAGATGTCATATCTGAATGCAAACCCTGTGTTTTCAATAGGTTGTGCCTGACCGTGGACAAATTCTGGGACGAAACCGTCGCGTCACGCGCAGCGCGATGGCTCAAATGCACGTACAACGCGATGTGCCAGGGGGGTTTTTCGCGGCCTGGGTCAGTCGAATGGTGGCTCGCTCAATCGACCCCAAACATTCCGGGGGCTAGAGTCTGTCACCAGACAGTTGCTAGAACTCCCCAGGATGCCCCAGGACGGCCGTTCTCAACTCCCCGGCTAGGGTAGTAGCCAAGAGCCAGGTCGGGCGCCCTGAGGGCTTCTGTGGGAGGGGGGCTTCGGAACGGGGGTGGGCCTAAGCGGCGGCGCTATCGCGCCTTGAAGACACCAAGGCCTACGGCCTCTCTGACAGCGGGAAGAAGCCGAGATGATCCTGGGTGTCGTAGCGAACGATCTCGTTACCGTGCTCGTCTACGAGGCCGGTAGGCATAGGCTCGACGTCGTAGACCGACAGGTCGAAGACGACAGGGTTGAACATATAGGCTTCGTCGTCATCGAGACGAACTGACGCGGAGGGACGACGAGTGACATACCTTGACATTCGACAGTGGCTTCCTATCTAAGATATATAATAATACTCTTTAACATCAAACTGTAACAGCTAACTTTAACATCTTAAGGTAGAAAGGATGATGACAAGCTAGCTGTTACATCATTGTAGAGAACGGAGTAGAGACACTCTTACAAGCATCTCTACATCCATCCTCACAACCTCTTATCGTCTGTTCATAGAGCCCGCCTTACGACCGGCTGTAGAAGCCAGTCTTCGGTTGGGGTAGGGAGCGCCATTGCTGATGACGCCCTGCATGAACTTATCCAGCTCCTTCTGGAGGGTGTCCTCCTTGTGCTGGAGAGCAGCCTGCTCCGTGTCACGGGCCAACTGCTTGGAGAAGTAGGCCACGCCACCGGCCAGGGCATCGACCCTGTCGTCAAAGGCGAGAGCACCCTTCTGCTTCATCATGCGGGTCATCTGGTACATCAGCGAGTAGCGCAGTGGGTTCTCCACGTCACGCTCGGCGATCGACTTGTGGTCGGCCTGGAGCACCGAGGGGCACACCACGAGCCTGTGCTGGTTCATGACCGGCTCCAGTGTCTCGATGATGCGCTGTTCCTTCATGGTCGAGACCCACTCGGCGTCCTCAATGGTCACGCCGTGGATCTGCTGAGCCACCGACTTGAGCAACGCCACGTAGGTGCCAGCGCCGAAGTTAGGCTCGACGAGGATCCTGTTGACCATCTGCTTTCGAGCGATCTCCAGCAGGGCCTTCAGGGTCTTGTCGTCGTAGCCGCCGACGAAGCCACCGGCAGCGGTGAGGAAGATCCGGCCGTGCAGGAGCTTCAGCACGACGTAGGCAGTCTCATCCTGGCCGCGACCACTCGGGTCGACGAACATGATGGCGCTCTCGTAGGGCACGAAGTCAGGCGAGACCCACATGGGGCTGTAGAGCCTGTCGCCCTGGAGGCCGATCGGGTCGAGACCCTTGACCACATTGGCTGTGTCGGACGCCCAGGCGAGGTCTGAAGGGCCTCTGAAGGGGTCAAGCGGTAGCACGATGAGGTCTGAGAGCTTCAGCGGGTAGCGCTCGGCATCGCTGAGGCTGGTGTCGATCTGGAACTGCAGCGCGAAGCCTGAGGCGCCGTACGAGAGACGACGCTCCTGGAGGTCTTCGACCGAGAACCGGGCGATGTCGGTCGGGAGACCGGCCTGTGCCGGGTCCTTCTCAAGCCGCTGGTAGATGCTCGGCGCCAGTCGGACGCCGTACTTCTTGGTCGCGAAGGCGACTGGGGCGAGCTTGCCCTCTGGGTCGTTCGGGAACAGGGCTGGCCAGACACGGATGGTGTAACCGCGCTTCGGCAGCTCGTTGTAGATCGACTGCTCGGACTGTGGAGTGCCGAGATAGATCACTCGACCACCGGGCTTGAGCACGGCGTCGAACTCCTTGATGGCTTCGAGGAGCTGTTCGCGCTTGGTCTGTGTCGACGAGTTGTTCGGGATCTCGATGTCGTCGGCGATGATGATGTCGGCGCGGGAACCGGCGAGCTGGCCGGTGATACCCACGGACTTCACGCTCGGCGACTGGTCCGGCATAGCCGGTGCCACGTCGAAGCTGATCATCGCCTGTCGCTGGTCGGGACCAGGGGCGAGATGCTTGAGCGGGGGGAACTCACGAATGAGACGAAGACAGAAGGTCGAGAACTCGTTCGCCTTGGGCGCCGAGGCCGACACGACCATGATCTTCATCTGGGGGTTGCGGTACAGGTTCCAGCAGACGAACGCGACCGTCAGCCACGACTTACCGACGCCTCGAAAGGCCTCGATGACCATGCGTCGAGGGCCGTGCTGGAGGAAGGTTGCAACGTCGTACTGGACGACGGTCGGCTGGGGGAGATTCAGGAACTTCCAGACCGCGTAGGCGAAGTTGCGGAAGTCCTGTTTGAGTGGGTCCGAGAACTGGGGCGAGAGACTGGATGTCCCTGCCAATCGCTGTCGGAGGCTAGGGTCTGTCAATAGATAGGGCCTAGATCGAGCGAGGATGGCCCAGGACGGGCAAACGCGAGGTCCCGGCTACATAGGTAGCCAAAATGAGCTCCGGCCGTCCTGGGGCCTCTGAGTCAGTCGTCGATTTCTGTCATGATGAGCAGGAACACGAGGGCTACGACCCCCGCCGTGTAGAGGGCGAGGGTCCATGCCGGTACTTCGAGGCCGAGCATCAGTGGTGATACTCGTCCTGCGCTCGTGCGATGCTCTCAGGGTCGGTGAACGGCAGCTCGTTCGCGAGGTCGCCGAGCGGGCTCTCGCCCTTCGGTGCCGCGTCGATGCCGTTGTCCTTGAGGAACTGGCGTGCCACGTTGAGTTCGGCAGCCGTCGCTTCGCCGCTTGTGATGCGGTCTTTGAGCTTGATGGCCAGCTCTTTGTGAAGCTCCTCAAGAGCCTCTTCACTGGCCGTCTTCTTGGTCATTACTTAGCCTCCGAAGAGCTTTGTAGCAGCGGCTGCTGCAGCGGAAGTAACCACAGAGGCGACTACTCCAGCTATAGCAGCCATCTTCTTGGCCACCGCCTTCTGGGCGTTGGCTTCGAGCTTCAATGCTTCGACATCTGCTTTGAGATCCTTGCGGTCCTCAAGTAGAAGATCGACCTTGGACTCGAGTCGCCCGAGGGCTCGCTGGATGCTGTCTGCGGTCACGGCGTCCTCGCCACTTCCCACGCAGCCTGGACTTGAGCCCGGGTCGTCAGGGTGCCGTTGATGACCATCACGGCCACACCTGCAGCGTCGCTGAAGACCTTCTGCACGTAGATCGTGATGGCGCCGACAGCAGCGTCGAGCTGTTCGAGTGTGACAGTCGCGTAAACAGCGGCTGAGAAGGCGACTGCGGTCGGGGATGTGAGAGTCCCGTCACGCATCTTGTCGGCCGCGTCCTTGAGCGCTGAGCGCCGCTCGCGATCGGTCGGGAGGACGATGCCCTGGTGATTGACACCCGCGCGCTCGGCGTCCCAGCGGAGATCCGCGAGGTGGTCGAGCAGCTCGGCCTGTGAGGCCGGGGTCGTCATAGGATCAGGAGCAGGCTCGGGCGCGGTGACAGTGATGCCCAGGAGGGCGCGATCATCGGCCGTGGAGAGTTCAAGCCAGTTCGGGGGGTACTGGACCTCGCCGAGTGTGAAGGCGACTCCAGCTTGTAGGATGCGCCCGTCGGGGAGCGCATAGATGTTGGTCATGAGTTACCTTCGCTTGTATCGAATGACGATCAGTCCTTGACCGCCGATGCCGCCGACGCCGTCAGGGTTGCCGCCGTTGCTGTCGCCACCGCCGCCGCCACCGCCGCCATACCAGCCGCCGTGACCGCCGAAGCCGCCTTGCGTACCACCACCGCCACCGCCGCCTCCGGGGCCTGCGCCAGCCATGGTGTCCGAGGCTTGCCAGATGACGTCCATGCCGCCGTTGCCGCCCTTGGGGCTGCCACCGCCGCTGTACGCACCTGTTGAGAGTTCAGAACCACCACCGCCGCCGCCACCGTTGGAGCCGTTCTGGCCGGATTGGTTCATGCCGCTGCCGCCGAGACCACCGCCCGTACCGAGCCGGTTGTGACCACCGCGACCGCCGTCGACAGCTCCTGCGATCGTGCCTTGGGAGCCGCCGTTGGCACCGCCACCTGCGCCGCCACCGCCGTCGCTGACACTGATGTTGCCGGGAGCACCTGCGCCGTTGGGGCCACCTGCGCCACCACCACCACCACCTGCGTCGGTGCCTGATGCGTAGCCGTCGGCTCCAACGCCACCACTATTCTTGACGTCGCCGATGCTGGTCGGGCCGTCGCCACCTGAGCCGCCAATCGTACCTGAGGTACTGCCGCCAGCTCGGGCGCCGACAATCGCCGAAGCAAAGGCGGCGTTACCGAACCATGAGTGAGTACCGGCTACACCAGGGGTGCCGCCGAGACCCACGCTGAAGGGGATGGAAGCGCCGGGTGTGAGAGGGACGTTGTTCTTCCGAGCATACGCGCCGCCACCACCACCACCGGTGCCCTGTGAGACAGCCGTGCGACCGCCGCCACCGGCGCCGATGCAATGGATCTCGTTCTCTAAGTTGTTCCAGTCGTGCGGAACGGTCCAGTTACCGGCGCCCGTCGTCGTGAGGAAGACGGTGCGCCAGCCGGGGTTCCGACGGATCGCGGGGGATAGCCAGAGGCCTGGAATAGCCATGGCTTACCACCACCGAATGTTGCCGACCGCGAAGAGCCAGATCTCGTCCTCGCGAGCCACGTAGTAGCTCAGGCAGGTGCGAGTACCGGCTGCGGTACTGACGATCGGGGGGACGTTGTCGGCGAACCGCCAGCCCGTCGCGTAGGCGAGGGTGCGGCTGCCAGTGCCGTCCTGTTGGATCTCGATGACGCCGGACTGGCCGCGCTTCACGTTGGTCGGGAAGCCGAGGGTGCGGTTGGCCGTGAGAGGGGCTACGACGAAGTTGAAACCGACCGCGAAGTTGAGCGCGATAGTCGCGTCTTCAGATACGTCGACAGGGAGTGCACCGTCCCAGGCAGCCTCAGGCGTGAGGGCCTTACCGACAGCCTTGGCGCGGTAGTCTGCAGCCGTCGCGACTCCGAGGGAGAGCTTCTCGTCGAGAGCTTCAAGCAGCCCGGTGATCTCGTCCATGCCGTGCTCGTGCTCAGCACTAGCCTTGGCGAGGAGGGCGGACTCGAGTCCGGTGATCTGGGAGATGGGATGCGTGTGGACGCCACCGGCAGCCGCGCTTGCAGCAGCCTCAGCGCGGAGCGCAGAGTCGAGTGCTCCAGAAGCCGATACCTCAGCTTCATCAGCCGAGGCTTCAGAAGCGGCAGCCGCGTTTTCTGCATCAGCCTTGGCCTGCTCGATCGAAGCGATGTCGTCAGCCAGCTCTGCGAGAGCGGCGTTGACGTCGTCGACTGCAGTGTCGGAAGCAGCGAGTGATACGTCCGCGCGATCCTTGGCTTCAATGCCGAGGTCGACAGCGTGTTGAAGGGCGATGTTGAGATCCCCGCCCTTGACCATCGCCGAGGACTGCCACGCCTTGGGATACTTACGTGCCGAGTTCTTGCGAATGCGGATCGTAGTGCCGCTCGGGGGCGCCGGTTCGATGCGGACGTTCGAGGGAGAGGGGATCGTGAATGCTGTGGGGACGCCGTCAACGAAGACCTGAACCTCAGAGGGGTCGTCATACGTGAACGGGATTGCGCGATCAGTCGTCCCGTCCCCGGGGTACTCGATGATCGTAATGGGAAGAAGTTCAGACAATGAGGGCGATCCTGAAATGAAAGGACCGCCCGAAGGCGGCCCTTGTTAGTCGTTCGACCAGAAGCGGTTCTCCGGTCTCGGAGCCTTTTCTGGGAGATTGCGGATGAGACCCTGTAACGGGATCTGCACAGCCATGCCGTTCGACCACGGTAGCGTCGAGATGAGCGACCGGACTTCCGGCTGCGTCAGCTCACGACCGTCGATAAACGAGTTCGCAACACCGCCGAGGCCACGAGAGGCCGAGCGGAGGAACCCGAGTGTCGGGTTGTCGAAGAACGACGACGCAGTGCCAGAGTTACGCTCTTGGAAGAGCCCGCCCTGGCCGAGCGTTTCGAGTGTGGTGTCCACGGCACTGGGCACGAGCGAGGCCCATGCGGCGCGCTGGAAACCAACGGACGCGAGCTTCGCGGGTGACAGTTCCTTCTGCCTCCACTCGCCGCCGTCGTTCTTCGTGAGCGACAGAGCGTTGACCTGCAGGGCGCGGATGGCCGCTGCCCAAACGATCGACCATGTGAAGTTGTAGACCATGGTCGGGTCGCGCATGTGGATGTTGTGCAGAGTGTGGTTTGACCACGCCTGGAACATGAACGGCCGGAACTGGAAGATCAGGGACAGGAGCGGGTTGCGCATGAACTTCCACTCGTTGCCGAGTGTGCGGTCCTGAATGGTCTTCTTCGTGAACCGATAGATGGCTCGCTCGAAGGCCTTCGACGCTTCCTGATTGTCCCACGCGCTCATGTTGAGCCGTGCGATCTTGCCGTTGCGGTAGAACAGGCTATCCTCGAAGGTGCCCTTGCCCCGCAGCTCAAACGCGATGTCCTTGATCTGGACGTCGTCGAGGCCGAGCTGACGGAGACGAGAGACCCATCCACGAGAGATGGCCTTGCCCTTCTGGAGATCCGCAGCGAGGTCGCCGATCTTCTGGATGAACATCGCCGCGACTGCCAGCTCTTGCTTGCGTCGGATGAAGTTCATGCCGGACATGGCATACGTGAGGTCTTCAGCTTTCTTCGAGTACTCGTCGAGCTTCCTCATGCCGGGAGTGTTCGGCATCATGAAGGGCACGTCGTCCGACGACCAGGGGTTTGCCCACCTGAAGCCGCCCGTGTTGTCCACGCCGAGACCAATGCCTTCGATCTCTCGACCGAGGCGATTGAGGTACTGGCGGGAACCATCAACGCCATCCACGATCTTGCGGAACGCGGGGAGATGCGTGAGCGCAGCGCGAACACCGAACGTACCGATCGCACCACCGAACTCCTGCAACTGGGAGATACCGACGTTGTTCATCAGGCGTGTCGCGTTGAAGCGCTTGATGATGCGGATGCCTTCTGCCAGCGATGTCTGCTGGTCCGGGTCGGGGTAGCCGAGAATCCGGTTGAAGGCGTACTGCATGTCGGCGATCTCTTGATCGCGCATCTTCGTGGTGTACGTGTTCGGGTTGGCTGTGTGGTAGTCGTGTGCTGCAGCCTTCAGCCTCTCCATGACCTGATCAATCTTCTCGATCGAGTCGAAGCCGTCGACCAGCTCGATGTCGGGCCGGTCCACTTCACTCTGCACCTGTCGCATCTGGCCGTTCGGTCCCGCTTCCAGGCGCGTCTTGATGCCCTTGCCGCCCGGGATAACGATACGGGTACGAGCGAGAGCAACGCGGCCTGACATGCGGCGAGCGTAGGCGGATACGAGGTGGTTGACGTCCTCGTTGAGGATGTCGTGGAAGTGCAGCTTCTGGCCGGTCGGTATACCCGCCTTGTCCACGAGGTCGATGCTGGCTCGTTCGTCGAGCAGCACGCGGCGCTTCGTGTGCATATTGTCGCCGCTCGTGTTGTTCTTGAACAGGCGACGCATGAGGAAGTCGATCTCCTCATCCGAGTAGTTACCGTCCTGGCGAAGCATCGCAGCCAGATGGCCACGACGTCCCTCACCGAGGGCGACGATCATGTCGTCTCCGAGGCGCGCAGAGCGCTTGCGGATGTTCGCGACGTAGGTCGTAGCGAGGCGTTCGAGTAGGTTTGGGTCGATGTCAGGCTGAGCCCGACGGATCGCTTCCTTCACCAGCTCGTCGACCTGCTTACCGTAGGTCTCGTAGGCTGCGTTGAGCTTCACGTCGTCGAGGTGCCGCCAGAGGTAGTTCTGGTTGAACTCGATCTCGTCAGCAGCGAGGACCGGATTGAACTCTCCAGGCTTGCCGAGGGCGCGGCCCGGGTCCTTCATGTCCTCAAGGATGTCCTTCATCAGGCGCTTGGTGGCTTCACCGAGCTGTACGACAGCCGGGTTGAAGTCCTCAGGACGAGCGTCCGGGTTCTTCACGTAGCGAGCCGTCTCGACGTGGAACTGACGAGCGTGACGCAGCGCGTGAACGCGGCCTTCAGGATGGGTGTTGACCCACTCGTAGAAAGCCTGCTGACGGATGTCGTCCCACTTGGTCATCCAGCGGTCGAGCGTCATCTGCTGTTCGAGGTCCGTAGACCAGCGATTGAGCTGATGACCCACCTTGCCGACAACGTCGTTGAGGAGGTAGTTCGACACGAGACGGAGCTGGGGCACAGCCGAGTTCAGTCGAGCGACAGCATCGCGACGGATACGCGCGAACGCGGTCTCCGGTGCGTGGTCGTCGGTGACGGCCTTCCAGTCGTTGTCGTTGAGGAGGTCTTCCTTGGCAGCCGGGTTGGCAGCCGCGCCAGCGTCCTGTGCCTTGGGGGCTTCAGGCGTGGCCACGGGCTCGGGAGCCTTCGTGACGGGCATCGGGATGTCGTCGAGTTCGCCCGTGATGAGGCGCTTCTCGATGGCTCCACGAATGCGGTTACGCTCGGCGGCTTCAGGGCCGTTGACAGCGAGCTTGTGACCGTCCTGCACACGTCCTGGGACGATGGCGTCAGCGATCTGCTCGGACATCTCCTCGCGGGTATTACCCTTCGGACGGATGCCGTTGTCGATGAGCCACCTGTGCATCTCCTTGCCGGTCATCTTCTTGCCGGGGAGCTTGGTCAGCAAGGCCTGGTTCTCGGCGGTCAGACCGAGGGCCGTCAGTGGGCCTTCAGCGGCCTGTGCGGCTCGCGTGGGCTCGGGAGCAGCAGCCTTGGGGGCTGGTGCCGCCTCTTCCTTCACGCGCGGGGGAGCAACCTCTGCATCAGGGAACTTCGCCTTGATGTGCGCGAGCGCGGACTGGATGTCGTCGAGATCCTTGATGATCGGCGACTGCTTGCCATTCTCGATGACCTCGACCTTGAACGGGCCGGAGATGTCATCGGTCTGAGCCATGATCCGATACTCGTTACCGTCCGGCCCCTCGTAGCGAGAGACGAAGCGCTTCGCCTTGAGATGGGCCTCAGTGGGCTCGAGTTCGGTGATGACGTTCGGGCGCGGCTCGGGTGTGGCTCGTGCCTTGGTGAGGTTGTCGATGTACTCCTGATACTTCGCCCTCGTTTCGTTGGGCATCTTCTGGAGCATCTCAGCAACGTCAGCGCGCTGCGCGGCGCGGCCTGAGTGACCCTCTGGATGAGGGACAAATCCCCAGAACCTAACGTCGTCGTCCGTCACAGTCGGAGGGACAGCCTCAATCGCTTCCTTCACCGCTTGGTGCGTGGGGATTACAGCCTCTGCAGCTTCCTTCTTACGGAGGGAGAGGTCGATGAGACCGCGAGCTGCGGCAGTCATGCGATTGCGATCGGCAACGTGGAGCTGACGACCGGCGCTGGGACCGAGGAGACCGCCGATGGCGATGCCGAAGCCAGTCGCGTAGAGGTACTGGTCGACGTCGTAGGCCATGCCAGCCTGCTCAGAGCCCACCATGGAGCCGACAGCAAGGCCAGCACCACCGGCCGCCTGGGCGCCCATACGGCGTAGGAGAGCTTGGTTCATCGTGAGGCGATGCAGAACCTTCACGGTCCAGGCGCCAGTCACGATGTTGATGGGATCGACAACCTGCGAGAACAGGTCGAGGGCCAGACCTTTCAGGCCAGCCTCTTCGATGTGCCGCTCAGCTTCGGCGTAGTGCCGAGCACGCTGTGCGAGGAAGCGGAAGTGATCCATCGACACGGCGGGTTCGAGCGAGCGGTGATACTTCTTCGGGAGGGACTTGACCTCCTCGTCGAAGGCCGCTGAGTGCAGCTCGTACGTCCATGTCGGGTCGGGCTTGAACGTGGGCGCTTGGAGGGCGCTTTCAATCAGCCGGTATGGGGTCTGTTCGTACGCCGCGCGAGCAACCTGCTCCGTCGTCGGGGGCACGTACGTGAGGGCCTGCTGACGCGCGTACTTGTCGACTGCGTCCTGGGCACCGAAATTGAAATATGGGCTCTCGTAGGTGGATACCTGCGGAGCGGCGGGACCCGCCTCACGGGCCGGGTCAGGAGTCTGGATGGGGTCCATAAGGCGGGTCTCTATGTGTTACGCCGGGGCTCCCGGCATGATGACGCACTGTGCGCCGACGCCGAAGATCTCGGGATCGCTGAGGAGCTTCTTGACTGACTCGGAGGTAAGGGCCTTCTCGGCTTCCTTGAGACAGACTTCGAGCGAGGGCTGTGTGAAGCCTTGGATCTTGACGTTGTCGTCAGCGGCCATCATCACGGTGAGGATTAGGAGGATTTTCATTCGTGCTCCGAATGGGTGCGACTCGCGCCGCTACGTCGGCGACGACGGTGCTCACACCGCTCGTGCCGTGGGGTTTGGGGAAGACCGCCCCCGAAGGGACGGCCTTGGTGGTTACGCAAACCATGCTTTGAAGCGCTGCCAGAGCGAGGGCTCTGCTGGGGTCGGCTTGATGTCCGTGCCAGCGACGATCGCGTCTTCGTGCTCTTCGACTGGATGCTCGATCGGGGGCATGTCGCCGAACGGGTCAATGACACCGGCAGCGATCAGCGCAGACAGGATCGACATAGCGCCTGACTGCTTCGAGACGTGCTTCGCGTCCCACTTGCCGTCAGCGACGTACTTGCCGCGAACGTAGTGGTTCGTGTAGCTCCAGAGGTAGGGAGACAAGACTTCAGGATGGTAGCGGCGATAGCCGAAGCCGTTGTAACGCTCGAACTCGAACGCTACTCGGGCCGGGTCATTCCAGTCCTTGATCTTGTGGAGGTCTTTCATCATGAGCGCGTCCATCGCGCTCTCAAACCACTCGAACGGCGGGGAGCCTTTGAGCGGACGGCCCTTGGGCACCAACTTGGTGCGGGCCTTCAACGAGTCACCGTTGTGAAGATGCGTGTTGAAGTTGCAGCCGGATTCCATGGCGTGAGTGATACCCACCCACCACCAGGGAACGCCGGTTGCCATCTCGACCTTCACGTACTCTTTGTGACCCGCGATGATCTTGTTCGCCGTCACAGTGACAGCGTCACGCTTGGAGACGTGAACTTCGCGGGTGTTCCAGAGATGCCGGTACTCGTCCTTCAGTTGGTCGAAGGTCGGTACGGGTCGTGCCATTAGTCTCGTATGAGGAAGGCGTGGCTCTTGTCGCGGAACACGACGCCACGGTACGAACCAGACTTCGCGTCGAAGCCGGTCCACTTAGGCCAGGAGTAGTACTTGCGGCTGTTGCCGACGAACTGGCCGGGGTTATACGGATCAGGACGAACGCCACCGCTGAGCTTCAGCATGACGCTCTCGTGAGCGAGGAAGTGCGTGGCACCCTTCACCCAGTCCTTGACCGTGCCGTTGAGACGGGCTTGCGCGAGCTGCGTAAGCTCAGTGAACTCAGGCGACCGCGTGATGCGGTTCAGTCGAGCCCATTGGTTGGCTTCAATGGTCGGCTGGTAGATAGCCCTTGATACATGCCGCCCAATTGTCTCGCCTGTCTTTGCAGAGCGGTTGAGCATGGCACCCAGGGCATTCCTCGCAGCCTCCATGTCAGGCTTTCCGCCGCGAGTATCCGCCTCCATGAGCGCCATAGCTGCTGCCTTCTGCACGTCCGTAAGACCCACGCTCCAGCGCGGGTCGGAAGTCCACGTACGACCAGTCGAACGGGGAGGACCTGCGAAGTTAGGCAGAGATCCGGCCGGTGCGGGTGTAGCTTGAGAAACGCGCAGCTCCTCACGGACGGTAAGAGGCCGAGGCGGGGGCGTAGCCATTGCCTTGTCTCCCGCCATCGCTTGGATGGGGAGCTTCTTGAAGAGGGCTTCGCCGATAGTTCCGGGGACATAACCTTCGCGCGGGTCTTTTTCGATCCGGGCAGCTTCTTCGTCTGCATGGTAGTCCTTGTCGGGGGAACCGAAGGGGCGCTTCTCGACGGTCTCATCGAGACCTTCAGGAGAGGCGTTAGGGCCGCCGTGCTCGAAGGCTGTCGGCGCACTCTCCGTGAGGGGAGTGGTATCGTAGGCCTTCATGATCGGCGCGACCTCCTGGGGGATCTCGGGGAGACCGTACGGAGGAATGCGATCGGCAGTGCGACCCTGAGCGGCTGCCTCTTGGTTTGCACGGACCTGTTGCCAGAACTGTTCCGTGGAGGGGTCCCATGGGTCGGGAGTTGGTTGGGGAGTGAAAGCTCCCCCTCCATCGTTTCCGTTGAAGAGGGAGCCAAACAGTTGGTCGAACACTACTTGTTGGTCCAGTTCTGTTGGTTGAGCCAGATCGACCGGCGAGCCGCCTGAGTCTTCTGGTTCTCGAACTGCGGTGTACCGGGCTTCGGCAGCTTCGAGCGAGTCTCGTCGAGATAGTCTTGACGCTCACGCGCGAACTGACGCGGGTTGATCATGATGAAGGTTTCATCCAGATCGTTGCCCTCAGCGTCACGCGGCACGAGCACAGTCACAGGGATTCCCGTCGCACGCTTAATGACGGTGAGTTCGCCCTTCTCGTTCGTACCGATCGCGAGGTCATCAGCAGATGAGACGCCGTCGTTCGCGAGGAACTTGCTGTAGCGGTCGAACTGCTTCTTGAGGATCTTGTCGAAGACCGGCTTGTCGTCCTTGCTCACGCCGGGGACACCGACGATGAACTGGTCGTTGTGATAGAAGCCACGGCTCTCGATGACAGCCGCCGCTTCGTCCACCGCCACCTTCGGATCGAGACCGCGAGCGCGAACATAGATCTCAGCGAGGTCGGAGACTTCCTTACGGATGCGCTGCGTGTTGAGCACGTTGCCGGTGAAGAGACCTGGGTTGTCGGACAGTCGCGTGACGTGAGAGTTGATCTTCTCACGAGCGACACCGAGTGCCTGGGGGTTCTTCGCACCAGCCTCTTCAGCACGCAGGAGCGTAGCCGCCGCTTGCGTGGGAGACAGACCTACCGTTTGACGGAGGGTGTTGTAGCCCTCGTAGAACGAGCGGGTCTTCGGGTCTGTATACTTCTCGACATAGGGATGGCCAGCACGAGCAGCAACGCTGTTGTAGAGCCGAGCACCTTCCTCGATAGCTTCGAGCTGATCGGGGGCCAGGGGCTGCCCAGCCGTGCCAGAGCCCGCTGCCATGCGGCCAGCCTCTAGGCGACCGAACCACTGCGGGTGCTTCACGTTGTTCTTCGAGAAGAGCACAGCCTCAAGGTCGAACGCCTTGTCGGCCGGGTTCTCTTTGCGGATGCGTTCCATCGCGCCGAGCGTGCCCTCTTCAACGATCTTGCTGGCGGGCTTCGTGAAGTCGTCACCAGGGCGGGCGCCCGGGATGGCGATGCGCTGATCGGTGGCGTCCTTAATGGACTGGTCACCGCGCAGGAAGGCTTCTGTGGCCTGCTCTCGGATCGTCTTGTCAACGTGATCCTTGATCGCGCGGACAGCACTCACCCGCATGGTCTCGCGGATGGCCTTCACTTCGTCAGCGTAGTCAGCCGTCTTATCGAGGGCCGGGATCTTCTTGCCGAGTGCGTCGAGATCCTCGCGGTCTGACTTGAGGATCGAGTCGATCACCGCGTGCGAGTTGGGATCTTCAGCGCGGAGCTTCAGGACCTTCAGCGTGTGCTTGTCGAGATCCTTATACGAGAAGCCCACGACGCCGCCGTTCTCGCGCGGACCATAGCCGTGCTGGAGAGAGCGGATCGTCTTGACGGTAGACTCAGCGTCTTGCGCCGTGCCCGTAACAGCAGCTCGGTCAAGAGCGGCTGTGAGCTTGTCGCCGTAGTCGTTGAGCTGGGCCGTCTTGAAGGCCTCGCTACGGACCTTTTGATGGTCGCGGATAAGGCGGCCTCGAACGGCCTCCATACCACGGTTGAACGAGTCCATCGCATACGGGGACGTACCCACGCGCTCGATGTACTGCTTGCCCTTCTCGGCAAGGTACTTGTCGACATTGTAGGCGCTGTCGTCACCGACGCGAAGAGCGCCGGACGAGACGTCGCGGTCGTACTGCTCAGCGACTGCTTCAGCCGCCTTAGACCCCCAGTGTGACTGGACGACCTTGGCGATCAGAGGGTCGTGCCAGTACGGGAGCTCACCGGCATGGATGGCCTTGACCTGCTCGGGGTTCGAGGTCGAGGCAAGGTAGTGCTGCCCCTTGAGCATGGCCGCTTCCTTGGCCTTCTTCTCGTCCTCTGCCTTCTGCTGTGCGGCCATCCGGTTCACCTGGGAGCCGAACTGACCGAGCGCGGAAGCGAGCTTCTCGTAGCCGCTACTCACGTCAGGCACGGGGCCAGCGGGAGCGTAGGTCGAAGACTGCACCGGAGCTACGACGAGCTTCTCAGGATCTTCGAGGTCTTTTACTTGGACACGGCCCTTGGTCATGTCTTGAAGCTCCCAACGGCAGAGCTAAGGCCCTGGATGATGTACGGTAGAGGAGACGGCGATGCAGCGGTGCGGACAGAGTGGATGCGGCCCACGGTCTGGTGATACGTGGCGGTCATCTCGTCTGCGTTGTGATGCTGACGGGTCTCGAAGTTCTGCATGATGGCAGCCGTCTGGCGGCCTTCCTGAGCGAAGATGTCGCCCATGACAGCGTCGACTGAGAGACCGGAGATGCCAGCTTCACCGGCAGCCACGACCGCCTTCGAGCGAGCCTGGGCAGCCTTGATCTTCTTCTCCAGCAGCTCGGCCGAGGCCTGATGCCGTTCCTGAATGGCCTTGTTGTTGATCGAGGCGTACTTGTCGTTGGCCGCCTGGATCGCGTTAAGTCGGTTCTGCTCATGCGCTGCGTTCTGGGCGTCAGCCTGAGCTTTGGCCCCCATGAAGCCGACAGCAGCTTGGGCGATACCGAGGACAGCCCCCAAGATGGGGAGCCCGATGCACATGAGTGATTATCCTATGGGATGCGGACGGATGCGAACTCGATGAAGGGGCGGCTCTCGGCGCCGTACTTCTCGACACGTCGGAGGAACTTGAAGCCCATCCACTTGAGCCATCTGATGTGGCGTTCGTTGCGTTCGTCCATGAAGTTGGTGAGGACGTCAAAGTCCTTGTGAAATTCTTCGAGCAGGTTCTTCGTCATGACGACGAACTCGACAGGCTGCTCCTCGATGCGAGGCGTGGAGACCAGCCAGATGATCCCAATGCGGTCGTGCCCATAGACGGGGTCGACACCGAAGAGGATCTCTGCTCTGTCGTCGAGCTTGAGACCGGCAGCGTAACACTCGCGGCCCTCTCGAACGTATTGTGGCAGGACCAGCTCGGGCGGGAGGCCCGTGGCCGCCATACACTCATCCCGGTCTGCGGGGCGAATGCGAGCGGCCACGGTCTCAGCGTCTTCGAGGGTTGCCCTTCTTACGAAGGTTGGAAGCATTACCGTTCCAGGGTTGACCGCGCCCAAGTACCGAGCCACCGCGCTGAAGAGAACGAGCACGGGAGCCAGCGGGTCGTGGCGATGCGGATGCGAACACGATCGTTGCGGGACATGATCGGCACCGTCAGCTTTCCTGACTTGGTGTTGATCTTGTCGAGCAGCGTGGAGGGATCACCGGCCATGAGGGCGCTGAACTCGTGCGCCTTGACCGGACGGCCATCGACCTCGACCTGAACGTGGAAGCCGTTAGTCTTCCCGTAGTCGAGGATCAGGTGCATGATCTGCAACCTGCCAGCGCTCTCGTTCACGCGAGCCTGATCGTCCCGACGGAAGAACGTCGAGAACTCATAGACAGCCTCACGCATGATGCCGATCCAGACAGGCGCACCGGACCAGTCGTCATCGACCGTGAAGGTCGTGGCGCCTGTGATCTCAGGCGTCAGCTCGGTCCCGGTCTTCGAGACGCAGAGCACGCCGGAGGGCAGCTCGTACGGAGCGGTGAAGCTCGTCTTGTTCGTCTCGGCGTCGTACGTGCCCGTGAGGGACACGCGGCGATCGAGGTACGTGATGTACGGTACGCCGGGATCATACGAGCCATGGCGGATGACAAGCTTCTCGATATAGAGGCCGTCAGCACGCTCGACAGCGAGGTAGAGCACGCCGTCCTTGAAGTGCATCGCAACCACGCTCTGCACGCCTGGGAGCGTCCAGCGCGACCACGAGGACTGAAGTCGCTCGTTGCCGTTCCAGAAGTTCTTGTAGACGTAGAGCTTGCCCGGATCGCCATCCGTGTTGAGGACCATGAGACCGCGCTCTTTCGAGGCGACCATGTGTCGAATGCCAGCAGGGATGTACGAGGGGCAGTGAGCCGTGATGTCTTCGTCGTGGGCCGTCTGCGTGTTTCGGTCGATCGTGTACTCGGTGATCGTCGACCAGTCGTTGGCCGTCGAGACGAAGTACAGGCGCGAGCCGACCACAAGGGGCCGGGTGTTCTTGTCCGCCCTGATCTCAGAGAGGGGCTTCGTGTTGACCGTCTTAGGCGTGAGCAGCTCGTTGCCGTCAAGGCGGAACTGCGTCTCGTCCGAGAAGATCAGGAGCACGTCGTTGAACGGGACCGCGTGGCGCAGGAGCGAGACCTTGATGTGGCTCGCGGCGCCGTCGATCGGATCGCCGTCCACGATCGTGATGACCGAGGTGCGGAAGAAGTTGAAGAAGTCCGAGGCCTGGGAGAGCACGTAGTTCTCGACCGTCAGGAAGCCCAGCCGGTTGTGGCTGAAGAAGACGTCCTGAATGGTCTGACCAACGAAGCTCGGGTCCGGGTTACTCTCGGCGTCACCACACTTGCGATTGTGCCACTCACCGGCCGTGAACGTGAACGTGCCGTCAGCCTCACGACGGAGGAGATGGGGCATCGTCGTCTCGTCGAGACCGAGGAACGTGTCAGGCGCGAGCGTCTCTTTCCAGACACCAGTCGAGTCGTTCGGCTGGAGCTTCTCGAACTTGACGTAGTACTCGTTGAAGCTGTTCGAGTTGTCGCCAGCGATCTTACAGACGTAGCCTTCAGGGCCGTAGAGAGGGAGGTCAGAGAACCGCTGGACGGTCGTCTTGATGTCCTTCATCGCTCGGCCGCTGTAGCCGTCCTCGACTTCGAGGGTGAAGTCGGCGTCGGTGTTGCGGAGATAGATCGTCGAGTGATAGCGGCCGATCGCCCACGGAGCGGCGTTATAGCCGCCGTCTGCATCGCCCGTCTTGGTGCCCCCGCCTCCGCGACCGCCAGTGGGCCATTCAGTGTCTGTGACGCTGGCCGTGCCGGTGTTGAGGATCTTGTAGAGCATCGAGGCGATGTGCACCGTGTCGATGTACGCGCCGTGTGAGGCCGTGCCGCCATCCGGCGTCTGGACGCCAGCGGCGAGAGTACCGTCGATCTTGATCCGATAGTCCCGGCCGTAGTTGCCAGCCAGGACGTGGACCAGCGCCTCATACGGGCGCGTGGGAGACTTCTCAGTGCCAGCCGCTACGACCTTCTTCGTGTTGACGATGAAGGTGTGGTCAGCGACCGTGAGGGCCTTGATGACGTTCTTGGGAAGGTCGGTGTCAGGGAGGTAGTCAGCGGCGTCACCGAGGACGTTGACAGTCTTCTCGTTGCCGTCGAAGTCCCAGACCTTGACGGTCGCGTCAGGGAGGATCGCGAACAGGTACATCTCGTTGTCATCGCGGAAGATGAACTGTGAGAAGCTGCCGTTCGGGAGGGACTCACGGAGACGCGCGAGATGCTCGCTGGGAGCCCGGGGGACGAGGCCGTCGACTACAGAGGCGTAGAAGTTCTCGGAAGCCTCACACTGCGAGGGGAGGCGAAGTTTCGGGGGCTGCTGCGACACTCCATTGACGAGGTTCGGAACGAGCCCCGACACAGGAGTGGACACTATCCACGAACTCCTTTGATGCGGGAAACGGTCGAGCTGTGCGTGACGACGTTCCACTGAGCGACCGCACCCTCGTGATTGAGGAGGTCGGCGTAAGCGCGGAGTTCGTCGTTCGCTTCGATCTGATGCTTGATGCGATCGCCGAGGATCTTCTGTTGAAAGCGGCGACCGGCAGCGATGGCGACGTAGTCGCGCATCTGCTCAGGACAGTCGTCGAACGGGAGAAGACGAACGATGCGAAGATCGCTCTTGGCTTCAGCGAACTCGTCGCTGCGCGTGGTCATGTCGTACAGGCGAGCGCCGGGGTGTCCGTGCCGCGTGACGATGTTGGGTTCATTGGGGACGACGACGCGGACAGCGTCCGGGCCAACAAAGATGCGGCCATCGGCGTCAGGGGAGAGCGTTACGGAGCGCTCAAGATTGAATGTCCAGCCGCGCGAGAGAGTGCGTCGTAGCGAGGACTTGAGGAAGGAATGAGCGGTCTCGGCGTCGACCGCCATATCTTCGGGGTCGAGAGACGTAACTGGAGCTTCGCCGATCGTGGCGAGGATCGAGTTGACCGCTTCGAGTTCGGTGGTCGTTTCGAGTTGGATCATGGTCCTGGGAACGAAAAAAAGCCCCCTACCCCCGCGAAGGGATAGGAGGCTTTGGGTTAGGTTACGGCGATCTCGATCGCGCAGTCCGGGCGCAGAGTGTCGTGACCAACGGCCATCTTGGCGACCATGAAGGTGCCCTGACGCCGGATCTCGTACTCACGCTCCAGCGCGATGTCGAGGAGCTGAACCGTACCGACGGCCCAGCGGTTCATGACCACCGACACCGTCTTGGAGAAGTCGCCCTGATACTTGGTCAGACCGGTCGCGACGTTCGTCGACGGAACACGGTTGGACTTGATCAGGTCGATACCAGCAACCGTCTCGATCTTACCCGAGGCGATAGAACCCGCACCGCTGTAGTCTTTGTTGATCAGCGTGGTGTTCTGAGCCATGAGGTAGTACTGAGCCGGACGCCAATAGCTCTTGCGATCCGCAGCGGGAACATCCTTCTGGTCGAAGGTCTGCGCCGCGCCGAAGAGGGCAGTCGCCATCTGGGCCGAGTCAGTCGCCATCGAGGCGTGGGTGATCGCGGAGCCGCCAGCGCGGCCCGTGAGAGGCGAAGCTGCACGAGCAGCCTTGACTGCCGTACGAGCAACCATCGTGTCGTACTGGAGCGCCAGCTCACGACCCATCTCGGTGGCATAGGGGCCACGGACGTCGTAGTGGTTCTCGAGTTCGTCGATCTGCGCGATGAAGACCGGAGCGACGAGCAAGCCGTCGATCGAGATCACCTTCTGCGCGTGGTTGACCGCCTGACCGTCAATGAAGTTACCCGGCGTGTGGTAAGAGCTGGAGACAGTGCCGATGAACGGGAACTGCGCCGACTTACCGTTGCGGATCTGACGGGTGAAGTGGTTCGCCTTGAAGACCGTGCTCTTCTCGAACTCGGTCATGATCTCACCACCGAACTGGGTGAGGAAAAGTGCGTCGTCTGCACCAGCGGCGTTGATTTGGCCGAGGCGAGACACAACGGAGTTAGTCATAGTGTGTAGTCCTGATGCTGTGAAAAGTAGACCAGCACAGGTGTCGTTTGGTTGTTCGCTTACCGGGTCTCCTCAGAGACCGTAGTGCACGAGCCGCAGGACCCTTTGGGTCTGGGGAACCGCCTCCTTAAGAGGAAAGCGCGGTGTGGTCCTTCCAGCCGGATTTGAACCGACGCTGGCAGAGTGAAAGTCTGCTGGCCTAACCGTTAGCCGATGGAAGGAGAAAACTCGAAGGAGAGACGGTGGATGCCTTGCATATTCCGAGGCAGTTCCACACAGTCGGGCGCCGCCCCGCAATATGGGCGTCTCAATCCTTCAAGCGCAGCGTGGGCGAGGACAGGTCGGAGCTTACCCGCCTACAAGCGTCACGCAGCTTAATGTAGTCATTAACGAGGAATCGCAGCGCCGAATCCTTCGGCAAAGTATCCAGCTCGGTAGCAGCCTTCTTCTGGAAGGTTTTGCTGTAGCTGACGAGCGGAGGACACATGGTCTTAACGATGGTGCTAGAAGTCGCCCTTATGCAGGCGCTTAGAAGCGTCATCGTCAGGACGAGACTCAGCAATAATCCGAGCCGCTTCACGAGTCTTCTCCGCTTCCTTTGATTTGATTTCTGCTTCCACGGCTACTCTGGCCTCCTCCTTCTCCTGCCTACGCTTGAACCAATTGAAGGCGTACTGGAGAATGGGGAGGAGACTCAGGAGCAGCTTGATGGCAGTCGCCACCTCAGTCCTTCGACCGCTTGGTGATGAGGCCCGCACCGATCTCTACCCAGCGGTAGACCTTGGCGAGGATCTCGTTGTCCTTCGGCGTCGGAGTGAGGTTCACGATGGCCTGACAGAATACGTGCAACGAGGCGATAGCCGCGAGGATCGCTTCCTGATTGGCCATAAGGTACTCGATGATGAACATCGCGTGTCCCTCTTAGGTGAAGTTACTCAACTTGATGCGAGCTTTGATCTCGTCGCGGTACGCTTGATCGGTCGCGTACTTGGGATCTTGCATCGCGCGAACCATCTCGGCAGTTGAGCGGAAGCCGGAAGATGATGGGTTGGGATTGCCGCCACCGTCGAGACGACGAGCAGGGTCAACAGAGTTCTTCGCTTCATACGCGGCGCGAAGGCTGCGAACGGCGAACATGGCCGCGTGCTTGTCTTTCGAGTTCAGCGCGTTGTTGAACGCGATGGCCTCGTCACGCGAGAAGTTGATTGGGTCTTTCGCCCACTCGCGCATCGCGGTGAGCTGATCGACACCCCCGGCTTCGGTTTCGAGAAGCGAGATGTCGTTCGATGCGTCGACCTGAGCGCCCTTGATGAACTTGTCGACCATGTCGCGAGTGTTCTGCCCCTTGAACAGGGGAATCTTCGCGAGGTCTTCAGCGATCTTCGCTCGGTTCTCTTCGGTCACGTCACCAGTCGAGTCGAACTCAGCGGTGTATGGCGTGAAGTCGAGACCAGCAGCCTCGATAGCCGCCTCTTCAGCGGACTTCTCAGCGGGTTTCTCGTCAGGCTTCTCAGCGGGTTTCTCATCCCCCTCGCCAGACGGGCTGCCTTCCGGCTCGCTTGTCGCGTCATCAGCGGGGGGTGTCTTCTTGAGTGCAGCTAGCTCCTGCGCGAGGCGCGTGTTCTGAGCTACTGACTCTCTGTACGCCTTGGCTTGATCCTCAGGCGTAGCGAATTTTGGGTCCAGCCACTCGGGCCGGTTGGGGTCTACTTCGGACTGAGCACCTGCCGGGGGCATAGCTCCAGTGTCTTCAGTCTCGAACTGAATGCGATCTACCATGTAGTCCTGAAAAGGTGGTGCCAGGACTCTCCCGGGGTATTGTAGGGGAGAGTCCTGGCTAGGCACGTCAGAACGTGCGGATGGTCACTTCGGTGTTCGGAATCTTCCAGACACCACCCGGCTGGGCGACAGCAGCGTCGACCCACACAGGGATTCCCGAGCCCGGGCTAGGACCGGTGGCCGGGGGAGCTGCAGCGGGGGCCGCAGCGGCAGGAGCAGCCGGTGCCTCAGGGGCAGCAGCCGGGACAGGCGCGGCCTCTGGAGCCGGGTCAGCGGCTTCCATGGACGGCAAGTCCTTCATTACTTCACTGGCGGTTTTCGCCATTACTCTTCCTCGTCGTCTTCACACGAGCACTCACACTCGGCGTCGTCGTCTTCGAGGTCATCGTAGTCGGCGGCGTCGTCGTCGTACTCGTCTTCAGCCACATCGACATCGACTTCATCAGAGACGATCACGTCAGCGCTGTTGCCAGCGATCTCGCTCTCGACAACGACGTCTTCGGCCTTCTTGTCTTCGTTCATTCGGGTTCCTTACCCTACGGAGGGAACTGATCCTTGGCCTTCCATGGCCTTCTGGATCGCACCACCAGCCTGATTGATTGCGTTCGGGCCTAGGTGTTGCATCATCGCTTGAGCCTGCGCTGCAGCTTCAGCCTGGGCGATCTCTTCCGGCGTGGGAATGAGACCCTCAGTGTCGATGCTGTATGCGGCGGCTGCGCGTGAGATAAACTCGGCGGGCTTCAAGTACCTGATAGCGATCTCAGGTGTGAGAGCCTGAACAATCTCGCCCATGAATGCGCGGAGGTTGTTCTGCGAGTGTCCGCGACCGATGGCTTCGAGGCCAGCGACAATCACGGGAGTGACGAGCTTGGTGTCAATGGGAGGCGCCTTCAGACGCTTCTCCATACGGCGCTCAAACAAGCGCACAGCAGGCAACTGGAAGTCTGCTGCCAAGAGGGTGTAGGCACCGCCGAGTCCGTCATCCAGCTCGGAGGCCATAAAGCGAATCTCTTCAGCCGTTACGCGCTCACCGGCTCGCTGCACAGACGAGTGCAGGAGGAAGGCGTAGCTGAGGCGGCTCGCAATCTCTTCGGCCTGGGCTTTGGCAACCTGTAGGTCGGCTTGCTTCTGAACCTGAATGACGCCGACGTCTTCGGGATCACCCGCGATAACGTCGCCATTCTTGGCTTCAGCAACGACCTGTAGGTTAGTCACGCCACCCGGGCGTACTACAAAGATAACGCGAGCGGACGCGCCGGAAGATTCTACAAGGGTCTCTGACAGTGCTTCGAGAGAGTCGAGGTCGCCGAGGAGTTCCTCGACATACGACCGGCCGTAGCTCTCTCCGGGCTGCGTGGAGAATCGCAAGAACAAGAATGGCAGCTCTCCGTCTTTGTAGGAGCCGACAGTGTTCTCAAGGCGCGTGCCCATGATCTCCTGATAGATCCACCACTTTCGGGTCTTTCGGTCCCAGAAGCCGTGGGTGTAGAGATCGAGCGGCATCTCATCGAGAACCTGCCCGTTGCTGTTCGCCTCGTTGGCCTTGGCGCCGAGTGCAACTTGGTCTTCGAGGTCGAGAGCGTTGAAGTCCGTCGACTCTTTGATGACGAACTCAAGGAGTCTGCCGTTCGGTGAGCGACGGGTAACGTATTGGTCGAGCCGGTAGACTCTGGCTCGGTCGGGTTGTTCAGGGGGGATTTCGATACAAGCGTTGCCAGTCACGATCAGGTGCTGAAGTGCAACGAAGGCCGCTGGCCTGAAGACGGATGTATCGAGTTCCGTCGCAACTGCGCGTTCGCGTGCCGAGAGAGCTTTCTCGATCTCGCCGCGTTTCTCTCCGAGTGTCTGGAGAACTTGGTCGTCTACGCGCCAGTTGAAGAATGGTACAGAGCCCGGGAATAGGGATAGCAGCAGCTTGGACGCGAGCGTCCGAACACCACGCGCACCGAGAGACTGGTACGGCGTCGGCAGCTTTGAGGTCTCAGAGAAACCAGCCGGTGGCAGGATTGCGGGCACTGTGAGTGCCGCGCATTCACGACCACGGTCGAGGAAGCCAGAGCGAGGCTGCTCTAGCTTGGAGTACCGCTGCGCCGCCGTTCCACCGAGCTTCTCGGGGGTGGGGAGCTTGCTCAAAAGATGTTAGCCTATGGGGATTTCGAGACCCGTGTTGACGTTCTTCGTCGGCTGCTTGTTCGAGCCGGTCGTCTTCGGAGGGTCATAGGCGAAGTCAGCCTCGTCGGGGACGGGGATGCTCGCGGGATGATTGGGTGCGGGGAGAGCGGGTGTCTTTGACCCGCCTCCGCCGCCGCCACCTAAGCACATGATTACGTATTACCTGGGATGGTTGCGCCTGATCCGGCGCCAGGAACCTGAGTGCCGAGGTCGATACGCAGAGAGTTACGGCCAGCCTTGTTGGCATTCACAGCCCATTTCTCCTGCGTTCCCTCGTTCAGCTCTGGCGCTGCCGGTCTGTCCTCAGGAGGAGCAGGGGCCGGTGCCGGGGCTTCAGGAGCCTTGGGCTTAGACATGCACATGATTTAGCCTGACTGCTGATCGTCGAAGAGCTTGTTCAAATGAGCGATGATTTCCTGCTGACCAACTTGGCGGTCATAGTCTCGCTGAGTGAAGTCTTTCGACAGCTTGATGGGGAAGATGTCCCCCAGATGCCGAAGCAGCTCTTCCGAAACGAACGGAAGCTTTAACGGCCGGGAGGTCATAATGTCCGGCCCCTGTGTGCGCGCAGCACCCCCAGGACCCGTTGAGGTCCCGGAGGCGCGCACTAGTCGTGCACTACTCACGACTTCTTCTCAGTTCCGATAGGAGCAATCGGAGCGGGAGCTGTTGCTGGAGCTGGCGCCTTGACTGCTGGGGCCACCGGAGCGGCCGGGGTAGGAGAGACCTTCGCGGCCTCTTCGACGAAGGCCTTCACCTTCTCGACCTCAACCTGTTTGGCGGGGATCGTGACGCCCGGGATCTTCTTGCCCTGAAGACGATCCGCGACGAGCTTCGGGTAACCAGAGAGGTCAACCCACGTATCGTCGTAGTTCGGATCGCCATTGAGGGCTCGCCCGATCTTGTGGGCGATCATTTCAAGGGTCTCCTTCTGGTCCGCTGCAAGGCGGTTCCAGCCAGGGTGATTGCGCCATACGTCCTTCGTGGCCTGGGTGATCTCGGCGTGGCCCATGAAGTCGCCGTAGCGAGAACCGCGCTCGGCTAGGACCGCGTCGATGCTAGTGGTGGTGTCCAAAGTTTCGGTTCCTTGGTTTTGAAGTTGTAGTTCTTGGCTTGGAGGATGCGAGCGCAGTTCACTTGGCTCGCGAGGTATTCGTCACTCAGTCCCAAACGCCGGTATTCCTCCACCGCTCGTACTTCGAGTGAAGGTCTTCCGAGTATGGGGACCACGTCCCCTTCCGGTGCTGTGCCGAGGATCTTGGACGCCTTGGCGGGTCCGACGCCTTTGATGCCTGGGTAGTTGTCGACTGCGTCTCCCGTGAGGACCTGAGTCCACAGCATCTCTTCTCCCGCTTCTGGCGAGACTCGGAAGATGCCCTCTCTTGGTCGGTTGGCGTGGAGGTGGAGTCCTGGGATCTGGAGTAGATCCTTATCAACAGCGACAACCACGCGATCCGCACTCTCATAACCAGGGAGCGGAGAAGGCTTCTGCGTGGCGAGGATTCCGACAACATCGTCGGCTTCGAGTCGGTCACGCGAACGGCACACTCGGGTTTCAAGGACGAATGCCCGAAGTGCATTGAGACCGATTGGAGGGGTTGAGGCGGCGCGGGGGGCTTTATATGGCCCATACACATCGTGTCTGAAGTATCTCCGTGATGGACACGAGAAGCACATGATGACACCAGCGTCTTTGTCTCCCACTGCGTCCTTGAACTTCTCGATCTCTTCCTCAACGATTTCCTTCGCAGCGCCGAGGTCCCCATGCGTGGAGACTGTGTCGTCGTCCCAGCGGTGAACACTCTGCGTTGCGAAGGCTGCCTTCATGAGGACTGTGTCGGCGTCGATGATGAGAAGCTTGCTCTTACTCATCACTCTCGTCGATGGGCCACGCGATGCCGTACTTCGACCCGAGATAACCGGCCCACTTGTGTAGATCAGATGCGCTCATAGCTTTGGCTCCTTCAGTTTCATGAGCATGTTAAAGGCGTCGTCTGGCGACACCTGAAACCATTCAGTGTTCTGGTGGCGAAAGCCGCGAAGAAGCGCGTGTGCTCGCAACTCGGCAGCGTGGTAGCTGTTCGAGAAGATCGAGAACTCGAGCTTGTATCGGCGGAAGGGATCGGCGGTTTGATACTGACCGAGACGACGCCTTACATTGCGTGTCTTGCCGATCTTGATGTAACCGGGATGCTCAGGGTGAGTGATCCCGTAGACGTAGCCTGGACCGTCTGCATTCACTGCATCCATCCAGACCGCTAGTGCGTCTCGGCCCAATTGCCGCCCTTGTCGTAGTTCCCAGCGAGTGGACACTTGAACGAATAGAACTCACCAGCCTTGCGGATTGCGTCCGCTGCGGTCTGGCCGTACTCGTCCGCGAGATGCGGCAGGACGTTGGCCTGCCATTCGTCGTGGATCAGTCCTACGATGGTGAACTCCTTTCCCCACTGCCAGCCCTTGTCGATCAAGTCATCGAACAGGATGATGAGAGCGCGCTTCATCTGGATGGCACCGGCTGATTGCAGCAGTGTGTTGAGAGCGGCGTTCTTCGAGCGCGTGAAGAGACGACGACCGTCGAGGCCTCTGACGAAGCCCTTCTTGCCGATGCGTTGCTCTACGAGCTTGACGAGTTTGCCGAGTGCGGGAATGCCTTCAAGCAGACCCTTCTTCGCAGCGCGGCCGATGACTTTGGCTTTGCCCTGCGGAGCGCCGAGGATGAGACCGAGGTTGAGATCCCCGGACCCATAGATCATTGCGTAGAAGAAGACCTTAGCGGTATCACGACTGCAGTCGAGGGCCTTAGCGATGGCCTTGATGACTTTGTTGATGAACCGCATGTTGATCGAGTGCATGTCCGTACCGGCAGCTTTATCACCGCGCAGGACCGTCTCGATGTAAGCACCGCCATCGAACGTAGCCATGTAGCCCGCCAGATCGCGAAGCTCCAACGCATCGGCATCGCAGCCCACAAGCACATAGCCGTGGTCAGCAAGGAAGCAGGATCGACATTCTTCTCCATATGGCTTTCCTACCTTTGGGACTTGCGCGACGTTCGGCTTTGAGTGCGTCATGCGCCCGGTATGGGCACCGTTCGAGTGGATCTGGCCGTGGATGCGCCCATGCCTCTCGTGCCGTAACCAGGCCTCCTTCCCGTTGACCACCTGCCCCAGGCGCTTCTCGACCGTGTAGTACTCACGGATGAGCTTGGCGTTGGGATAGGTGTTCTCAAGGTATGCGAGTATGTCGTCGTCGATCGTCGGATGGCCGTCTTTACCGAACGCTTCAGGCTCCCATCCGAGAGCGCGGAAACGACGGGCGACTTCCTGTCGTGACGATGGATCGAAGACGATCGTGGCGCGCTTGATCATCGGCACGCCCTTCACGTAGCCGTACTTCTTGTTGTTGGCTTTGGGCGTGAATGGCGTCTCGACGATACGCGCTGGGAACACGAGCTGGAGTTGCTCTGTGAGTTCGCCGTATCGCTTTGTCAGCTTCGCGGCGAGTGCTGCAGCAGCGATCCTGTCGAACCGCCAGCCGTGAGCCTCGACCTTGCGGACGATCTCAGCAACGCGGTGCTCCAGCTCGATGCAGTCTTTGCCGGGTTCGGGCTTCGTGTCATTGATCGACACGCCCCACTTGTCGGCTTGCTTGCAGCAGCGGTTCCAGAGAGCCTTTGTGACGACCACGTCTTGACGACAGTAGTCGTGCATCGACTGGTTCCACTCTTCCCAGCCACCTTTGTACTCGTCCTTCAGGATACCCATCCGGTAGCCCCAGGCCTCCAGCTTATGGAGACCTATGAGCTGACCGGGGAGCGTCCCCGCACGATGGCGGTCGAAGTCCGAGTTCTTAATGTGTGGCCAGAACATCCTCGTCATCACAAGGGTGTCCCGCACCAGAGCGCTATGGCTCCAGTTCGGGTGAACCTTCTCGATGGCGGGGATGTCGAAGCCGATGATGTGGTGGCCGACGATCGTGTCTGCATCCGCGAGGATCTTTAGCGCTTCCTTGATCGGCCGGTGTCCGGGTTGATCAGCGAAGCCTTGCGGTTCCTCGTTCCTGTCGAGACGGCAGAGCCAGATGCAGTGGATCTTGGTGAGTTCTTGCAGGAACCCGTTCGTCTCGATGTCGAAAGCGTAGATACCTGCCATGAACTGCTTAGAAGCTGGTGCTCATCCGGCAGTAGCCCTCAAGCGCCCACACCTTGTTCAAGGCGCGGTCGAGAGCGAGCTTCTTGCCGAGCTTGCGGTCGTAGTCGGCCGGGTTCATGCACGCGCTCTCGCCCGTGACCTTGAAGCCGTTGGACAGTGTGACGATCGCGATGGTGAGCGTGTCGTCGTAGACGTAACGGGTCTTCACGACGGACTTCTCAATGAAGTCCATCGTCACTTTTTCAATGCTCATGATTGCTCCTTGATGAAGTTCTGGAAGGCCGCGTGAGCGACCTCTTTCGGTGCGCCGAGATAGTCGGCAGCAGCCTTCGCGAAGACAGACCAGACGTCCTCATGCTTGAGGAACTCGTCGAAGTCTCCGATCGCGAACGTCTCGTAGCGACCTGCGTAGACAGTGTTGACGTAGGTCCATTCGGTGGCTCTCGCCCGAGGACTTAAGTCCTCAGGCAAGATGCGATAGACGCGGAACTCAGACTCCACAGACGCCACCCTTACCGGTGATGCTGCACACGTCGTGCTCTTGAAACTCGACGCCTTCCCGCCCTTTCGCTTCCATGTAGAGGACGCTGGACAACGGCTGACCGCCACGGGCTCCATCTGGATAGACCGTGAGGCCGCGAAGTCCTGCGGCGTACTTGGCGACCGTCCTGGCGAACGCAGGGACCGTGTCCTCGTTGTTGAGAGGAGAGCCCCAGGATGGCAGGTTGATCGTGCTGCTGATGGCGTGGTCGACGTACTTCTGCACTTCGTGCTGGAACTTGATGCGTCGCTCGTAGTCGGCTGCGAGGTCGATGGAGGTCTCGATGCTCTCAGGGTCAACTGAGTAGCGGTCGATCAGCTCCTTCGCTGTCGCGTCGATCACGTACTGGTAGTGCCACTCCTTGCCCTTCAGGTAACGGCGCTTGTAGGCGACCGCGAAGATGGGCTCGATGCCGGTTGTAGTACCGGCGATGATCCCGATCGTGCCTGTGGGGGCGATAGCGCGGACGCCCTTGGGGCGGCTCACGCCGAGCTGGTCAGCGTAGATGTCGGCGGCATGTTCGGAGTAGCTCTCGTAGACTTCGAGGTACTCGCGGAGATCCTCGTCGACTTCGTAGCGCTTGCCGTTCTTGATCAGCCACTCATGGATGCCCATGAGCCCGAGACCAAGGCGGCGGTTCTTGTTGCGGACGTCCTTGATCTTGTCGTAGGGGACGTCGGCGCCGAGCGTGCCGCAGATCAGGAAGGCCGTCGCCAGCATCGTGACGTTCTGCATCTCCTCGACGCTCTCGATGCGCGAGAGGTTGATCGAGCCGAGGTTGCAGACGTCGCTGTCGTCGGCGGACGTGACTTCGGTACAGGCGTTGCGAAGGGTCTCGTTCTCCTTGCCCCAGAAGTTGAAGCTGAAGCCCGGTTCAGCGGTGCTGAGGGCCTGCTTGACGTTCTGGAGGAAGACGGGATCGGGACCATCACGACGGACTTTGTAGAGCCACTCCGTGTCGTAGTTGACGGAGATGTTCGTCATGTCCATCGGGGCAGCCCAGTTGAAGTCCTGCTGCTTAAGATCCCAATGAGTCAGACCGGTCGTGCCGAGGAACTGGTGATGCCAGTCCTTCATCCTGATGAAGTCGTGTATATCGCCGTGCTTCCAGTTCAGCGATGCGTACAAGGCGGAGCGTCTCGATCCACCTTGCATCACGCGACGGCCGATCTCGTTGATCATCTCCATCTTCGGCAAAGGACCGGAGGCGGTCCCTCCCGTACTCCGCAACGGACTGCCAGAAGAGCGATAGATACTGTAGTCGATACCGATCCCACCGCCCGTCATCAGGCAGCTTTCGCTCTTCCACGACAGGTCCGCCCAGTCCTGGCGCGTGTCCTCCTCCGCTCGGAGAAGGAAGCAGTTGTTCCAGAACTTCAGGGGGCGTCCCGCGTAGTACAGGTAGCGACCGCCCGGGATGAACTTCATCTCCCGGATGTACGTCGCGATCTGCTCGACCTCGTCCTTCTTCAGGTAGGGACCGCAGACTTGCTTCGCCAGAGTGTCCGCAAGCTCGGCCCATGTCTCCGCACCCTCGTGTCGGTATTTCTGATTGAAGATCGTGCGACCGAAATCGCTGCGAAACTCTGATGTCATGAGGCCTCAGTTGAAGGTGTGGGCGAGCCAGAAAACAAAAAGGGCGCCCGTGAAGGCGCCCCAGAACAGCCCCTCGATGAGGGCACGGGTATTAGGGTCCAAAGGTCCCTCCCATGTGGAGGTACATGACGACGGCACCGCCGAGCTGACAGAAGAGCCCGTAGGCGAGGATCACGAGGAAGTTGTTCACCGGTTGTCGCCCTCGCCAACGATCACGCCGCGCTGCTGTCGATCGCGGAGCTTCGCGAGGTTGCCCTTGGCGACGTCTTCGAGGTCGATGCCGAGGTCTTCGGCTAGGTTGGCCAGCGCCCAGAGGACGTCACCCATCTCCTTCGAGATGGCCTCAGTGAACTGGGGCGTATTGATGCTGGTCGAAGCGCGTATGGCTTTGGCGAGTTTACCGGCGACCTCTCCCGCCTCTTCTGCGAGAAGGGCGACTGGGTAGTAAATGCAGCCGTGCTCTGGATAGACGGCGAAGTCACGGGCCTCTCGCTGGTACTGGTTGAAGTCCATGTGCTTGCTCCTAAGAGGGTGAGAAACAGAAAGGCCGCCACTCTCGGCCCGATGAAGAGCACGAGGGCGACGGCCCAGAAGATCGGCATGACTACTTGTTCGCGGCGGCTGCGACGATGAGCGCCACGGCAACGCACATGATGGCGATACCGAACACGATCAGCGACGGTGAGAACGCCACGAGCCACGAGTATTCAGCCGCTGCGAAGCCCGAGACCTTGAGGCCGACGAGCACCGCAGTCAGCAAGTGCATGAGGATTGCCATTAGAAGTCCTGTGTGTCGTCAGGCTCGAACGGACAGTCGGGGTCACCCTCGACTTCGATCAGCCTTCCTGTTGATGGTTCGTATGTGAGCCCGACTTTCAGGCCCAGCGACTGACCAGTGAAGCGATCCTTGAGAACACGGAGGATCGTCTTGCTACGATCACTTGCCTCGTCGGCTTGCTGGTCTCTCTCCAGGCCGAACGCGAAGTGCGCCCAGAAGCCGATTGCGCGCGAGCCCTTGAAATGGCGAAGCGTAACTCGGCCGCCTTCCTCGTGGCTCTTGCCGTCTGGAGTTGAGAGATGAGAGACAAAGCAGATCCAAACATTGAGTTCCTTCACGAGGAGACCCGCTTCGGCAGTGATGACCTCCAGCTTCGCCGAGACTTCCGAGGCCGAGCCCTGCGCCAGAGCGGTCAGGTGGTCCACGTAGAAGAGGCGAACGCCGTGAGCATGAGCCAGATACCGGATGCGTGACTTGATCACTTCCCAGTCGCAGGCACCGAAGTGGTTGTAGAGATGCAGTGTCCCGACGCCGGGTGCCTTAAGCATTGCGACGGCCTCAACGCGCTCCTCTTTCGAGTGAACGTCGGGGACGTGCAGTAGCTTTCCAGCGATCTGACCGGCGACACGCTTCACAGTCTCGGCAGGGGACTGCTCGAACATGAAGACGCTGACGTGGTGCCCTGCCAGGAGATCAGCTCCGATCTGCTGTGTGAGCCACGTCGTCTTACCTACGCCTGTGCCAGCACCAATGAAGACCAGCTCGCCATGGCGGCGACCGTACGTCTTCTCGTTCATGGCCGGGAAGATCCACGGCATACCCATCGTCGGGTCTGTGAGGACTTCGTCCATGACGTCGTCGATCGTGACGATGCCATCCGGCCGGTACTCTTTGGCTTCCCAGAAGGCGCGGACGAGCTGATCGGTCTCGCCCTTCATGGTCATCTCGTTGCAGTCCTTGCGGGGCAACGACATGGTGAAGACGCGACCGGGTGGGAACAGCTCGACGCACTCATCGCGCGCCTTGCGGCCAGCCTCGTCGTTGTCGAAGCAGAGGACGATCTGCTCGAACTTCAGCAGCCACTCCAGCCTTCGGATGAGGGCCTTCTTCGCGCCGTCAGCACCGTTGGGCACTGACACGACCGGCCACTTCTTCATCATGGCTTGGTCGAGCGCGTGAGCGTCGTCTTCGCCTTCAACGACAACTACCTTGCGTCCGCCGTTACGCCACAGGTGCTCGCCGTAGAGAGCCACCTTCTTGAACGTGCCGACAGTCTTGTAGTCACCGTCCTTGAACTTGAGCTTCTGAGCGACGACGTTACCGTCCTCGTCTCGATACTCAGCCATACGAGCCTTCTGGGGCTCGCGCTTCTGGTCACCGGGGAAGTCAACAACCGAGTAGCCCCAGCGTCTACAGGTCTCTTCGGTGAAGCATCGTGACTTGATCTCCTTGATCTCGCCACGCTCCAGCAGGCCTGACACGCGCTCCGTTCTCCTTCGTGTGGGGGTTTCGCCTTCACCCGGCTCGTAGTGACGGCAGCCGAAACAGAACAAGTGCCCATCGCTGTAGCGACCGGCGTTGTCTCGGCTGCCGCACTCAGGGCAGGGCTCGTGGTAGAGGAACTCGCTCTCGCCCTGCTCGTGCATCACGCAGCAGCGGTCTCGGGACGCTTGCCGATGAAGTGGTAGCGGGTGTAGCGCTGACCCGTCGGGTCCTTCTTGCGCTCTTTGATGAACTCGTAGCCGCGCTGCTCAAGGTCGATGATGCGACGATGCAGAGAGCGGATGCGGTACATCGCAGCGGCCTCGATGCCACTGATCGAGCTGCGCGTCCTGAAGTGGTCGAGAAGGATCTCCGGCTGGGGCTTCGTGCCCACCGTGCGAAATGCCATCGTTAGCTCCTTGATGGTGGTTTGAAGTTGCGTGCACGTTCGAGAGCGGCCCAACGCTCAGGCGTCGGGGGCGCTTTCACCCATGCTTTCGGAAGTTTCACGGCCCAGGGAATGCCCAGGCGATCGGCCCACATCGCGTATGTAGTGGACGACTTGGTGCCGATTGGTAGGTGGGGGTTGGCGAAGAGTATCCTGAGGTCGAGCCCAGGGTTCTGCTCCAAGATCTGCCGAAGCTTCGTTCGGTCTTTCGTCTCGAAGTAGCCCTTGGACTCGACCAAGATACCGTTGTCGAGCAGAAGCCAGTCGGGTTTGTAGAAGGTTGGCTTCGGCACGTACCAGATGCGGAAGGGCTCGAACTCAACACGAGCCCTCAGCTTGTCAAACTCAAGCTGGTGTGCGTCTTCCAGCTTGCTCCGCTTACCGGACTTCGTACGCCCACCGAAATGGCGGCGTCGTTTGGCCATCAGAGAGCTTTCACAAACTCCATGAGGGCCTTCGCGTCGGCATCTCGCGTGTAACCGCCGATGCCCTTCTCCAGCGCAGCCATGAACTGCAACGCGCTGTCGTACTCAGTGAGGTCCCACTGGTCCTCAAGGCCGTGACACGAGCAGTGACCGCCCGTGACGTAGTAGACCTTCTTGTCTTCGGCCTTCATCTTGAAGACCACGACAGCGGCACCCTCATAGCCGTCGATCTCGTAGGAAGCGAAGATCACTTCTGGCTCGATCGGCGCGAACGGAGGCTTGCTGCTGATCCTGAACTCGCGGACCACGTCGTCCCACGAGTTGAAGTCGCCGTGATAGACGCGAGCTGCCATCAGAACTCGCCTCCGTCATCGTCTTCCTCCGACGTGTCGGCGCTCGGCTTCTCAGCCGTCTCATCGACGAACGCATTCTCGTCGTACTCGAAGCCGTCCTCTTCCTTCTCGAAGCCGTGGTCAGACGCCGAGCGAGCAGAGCCAGTCTGCAGCTTCAGGACCTGAGCAGCTTTGAGCTTGAACGAGATGCCGCAGGTGTTCTGCGCCGGGACGTAGTACGGGGAGACCTCGAACGAGATCTTGCCCTCAGAGCCAGACCAGATCGGCGGCACCTTCTTGATCACGTTGCCGACGCCGTCGAAGATGTCCGGCTTCATGTTCCAGCGCTTGCCGAACTTCTTGTGGCCTTCCTTGTAGGCGCCCGAAGCCTTCATCTTCGCGCGGATACGGATGCGGCCCGTGGGCTTCTCCGTCTCGTCGTCGTACTCGACCGTGAAGAACTCCTGCAGCTCGGGGCCTTTCGGGAACTTCTTACGGTTGGCAACGCTCGTGCCTTCCCACTCTTCCTTTGCCTTCTCCAGGGCTTCCTGGGCGAGCGGCTCCAGCTTCGCGAGGAGACCCTTGGTCAGCTTGTCGTCAGCCTCAAGCATGAGGTCGACCTTGTAGCTGCCGTCCGGGTCCGGGTAGTCCTTCGAGCCCTTAGAGGCCTCGTGCAGTGCCGGGTAGTTCCACACGCCACGCGGCGAGATGAACTTCGGGTAGTCGTACTTCTTCTTTGAAGCCGACTTGTCTGCTGCTGGTGCCGCCTTCTCAGCGGCCGGTTTCTTTGCCATTGACTGTCCTTTGTCAGGGATTGAAGCGTGAGATGTCGATGCCGAGGCTCAGAAGCTCGGTCTCGATGTCGAGTCGGAGATGTCCGAAGAGTCGGAGGTATCGTTCCGCGACCCGAATACGGTGCTCGCGGTAGCTCACTCTTTGTGCTCGTACTTGAGGAACCACCGCATTGCAGTCAGGCGCTCGTCGCGCTCGCCTTCTGCGTGGGCAACGAGGTTACGTGCCGCTCGGAAGATCTCCTCCGGGTTGGCTTTGTACCGCTCGCACATCAGCAGCACGACGACGGCTGCGGCGACGGTTTGCTCTTCGTTCGGGATGTGCTGGAGGCGATCCAGCATCTGGAACACCGCGCTCCCGATCGCGTCCGTGTTGACGCTGTTTACGCGGTCCATGTTTAGAACGGCCTTCATTGGGGCTCCATTTCTTGCCGTTGATGTGCGCCCAGGCGTGGACGAACTGTCCGGTGATCTGCTTGCGCTCGTCCTTGGACGCCGCGCGTAGATCGAACTCTCCGACGCTCGGGACTGAGAGGCTCCAGCCGCTCGCACTCATGCGGATAACGGCTCGTGGTTGCTTGCTCATGTGGGCTCCGTGTCTGGGTTAATGTCCGGCGTCTGGAATGCCTGTCGAGTGACAGGTATTTACGCAAAGAAGTACTGACTTTCATAGACGTCACGGATGTCCAGATTGCCCTTTGCAGGGAGATCCGGCAGTTCGCTATGAGCTTCTACTGGTAGACTGGCTTTCACTCCTTCAAGGAACTCGGCGAGTACATCACGGTGCTCGTACATCTGCACAAAGCAGGCCCTGAGATCACGAGCCAGGATCTCCGTACGACCCGCATGGGTGCCGTAGGAGTCGTGGATCATCATCCAGGCGGTCACACCGTTCTTCGCAGAGCGGTTCACGGTCTTGACCAACGCGGCAGCATCGAGAGAGTGCACGAAGTTCGGAGCAACAGACGTCACCTGCCGTGATCCGGCGAGCTTGTCAGTGGCCTCGTCGAGCGTTGCGTAGACCAGGGACCCAAGGAAGCGGGTCTTGATCTCGCGTGTCTTCATCTCTCGATAGTCCTGATAGACCGTCAGCCCGGATGGCGTGAGCCATTCGAGCTTCTTACCGTGCTTCGTGGCTACGCGAGCAACCTGCTGCAGCCAGGACATTGCAGTCCGGGCGGCAATCACCACGTCACCGATCGCTTCCCAGATGACTTTCGCCAGGAAGGGGATCGGCTTCTTCTCAGTCTCATCGCCGAAGGGGTTGTCAGCGCCCTTCGAGATGCGCTCCTTGAATGCGTCTCGGGTGTAGTCGAGACAGGAGCGGAACGTGCCACCATACGGGAGCACCATTACCTGTCGTTTGACAGTCTTTCGGTCAACGCCGAACCTGATCCAGGCATCGGCGATCCAGGCCTCTGGGCTGTCCTCCTGAGAAAGCACACGGAGCCGCTCTATGGTGCGTTCTGCGACGCGGCCATAGATGTCCTGAGGCTTGTCAGAAGGGATCAGGTTGACGGCAGCGCCACCGACCTCGTCACGAAGCATCGCGCTGAAGTGCTGGATACCGTTGCACGAGCCGTCCATGGCGATGGCCATGTGTGAGACGACGTTCTCAGCCTTCCGGCCGCAACGCTCGTCCAGGCACAACCCGGCCCACTCAAAGCACCATGCGAGGAACTGCCAGGGCTTGTCGGCTTCGGTCCACCAGCGGTTCGCAAGCGGGTCCAAAGCTACGGCAGTGGCCATGTCAGTCTTCTCGATCGCCCACAGCACGCGGTGCTGGAAGCTGACCTTGTCGAAGCCAAAGAGGTTCGCGCCGTGGATGGCCAGCCACTTCTTCCCGTGAGGCCCGAGCTTCACGCCTTCGTGGAACTGCAGCAGGCCACGGACAGCGTCCGGCCCCTGCGGGTTCAGCGTGGTCCCCGTGGCGTAGACGCGGCCCCGGAAGTCCATGCGGTAGGCGTAGTAGAACGGCATCGACCGATACTCTTCGGCGATGTTCAGCGCCCGGGCGAACTCGAACCTAAGTGAGCGCTGCTCAGCGTTGTGGTCGTGGATGGCTCGCTGCTTGCGCCGGAACTCCTTGCGCAGATCGCTGCCCTTGGGCGAAGCGTCTACCTCAGGGCTCGGCACGAGCAGGGGTTGGTCTTCCTTCTCAGGGATGCCCTTGAAAGGCAGTCCCTCGTCCCAGGCGTGCGCCATAACGTCCAGAACTCGAGTGTTGATCGCCCAGGCTGTGCCCTGCAGGTGGTTCAGGGCCTCGTAGACGTCCTCTGGCGGGTTCGCCTTCAGCGCGTCGAGCTGGCCCGGGAACGACCGGGTGATCACCTTCTGTCGGAACGTCAGCAGGTCGTGGAAGCCACCGTCATCGACCGTGGTCCAGGGCTTCGGCTGGATCGCGAGAGGCATGTAGACCGGCCGGGTTAGGGCGTACCCCTCGTGGAACTTGTCGGCCCAGGCTTCAGCGCTGGGCTCAAGGATGAGGCGGTGCTTGGTCTTCTTGCCGTCGCGGATCTTGTCGACCTTGAGGATGTTGGTCGACGCCGTCACGAAGCCGAGGAGGGTCATGCCGATCTGGAGCCTCGTCGCCGAGTCCCAGGGTTCGGATACGACCTTGGCCCACTTGTTGGCCTCCTTGACCGACAGGCCCTGCCGATCGCCGCCCAGGCCTCGTGCTCGGGCATTGCGGACGACCGCCCGGTAGAGAGGGCCGTTGGCCTCCTCGAACTGGGTCGCGATCATCTCCGTTGCCAGAGCATTGCCGATCTGGAGCGAGGCGTACTTGGTCGAGTCCATCGACACGGCCGAGTTAATCGCCTGCCGTACGGCCACGTACATGGCCAGGGCAGGGTCGACGCCCTCCAGGGCAACGGCAGCCCGCTGACGATACTGAGCCTGGGCTTCGAGGCACTTGGCGTGCCACTCACTGAACATCTTGATAGCTGGCCCGAGAGCCTTCTTCGTGAGGATCACCCCGGCCGGTGTTTCGGCCCAGACGCCTCGCGTCGTCGACATCTCGATACGCTGACGAGTCCGCCTCTCTCCGAGGGCGGCCATACGCTGCTCCAATGCAGTGTTCAGCTCGTTCGTTTGCAT